CCCAATGGATCAGAGAACCCGAACGAATAACGTTCACGGGCTTTGTAACGCACGTTGCCGGTATCAAAGTCGCCGTCCATGCTGTTAGCCAGCGGAGTACGAACGAACATTTTCAAACCGTTAGGTACGTCTGTCGTCAAGAACCAAGCATTGGTGTCTGTCAAGTAGTGGTTGACAGTGTAGCCTTCAGGGATTGAACCGTTATTCTTGATTGCGTTAATGTCGTTGTTGTTTGTACCAACGCGCAACTCAGTTTCGAGCAAGCGGGTAGCAACGAACATCAATGCAGGCGGAATAATCAGCTTGCGTGGTTTAGCAGCAATCAACAAGCCACGCTCATCAGTCCAAGCAGCAATACCAATCACGGCGGCTTCCAAAGAAGTCTCGTTCAAGTCGGCTTGAGTAGCAGGAGTGTTGGCGTTAACGCCACCGTTAATCAACGGGTGAGAAGTGCTGAACAAAGGTACGCCATCACCACCAACGAATTGAGCGGAGAAGCCGTTGTTCAAAGTTGCTGCACCTTTGACCTGTTTGGTGTATGCCATAGCACGGGCCAAACCTTTGGTGTAGCGAGCAGACAAGGAGTCGTAGAGGTTATCTTCAACTGCTTCTTCTGTAATCGCAAAGCCCAAGGCAATGGTTTCGTGGTTGTAGCGTGCTGTGAAAGCTTCTTGTGCATTGTCATAAGCGATGGCTGAGCCCTCGTTCTTAACAGGTGCAGCAGAGAAACCTGAAAGTTTCGTTTCTTCTTCAAAAGAACGCTCAGAGGTTTCGATTTCATAAATTTCTTTATGTTCTTCACCGTAGCGAGCGTACTCCAAACCAAACAGTGCGTTCAGTCCGGGAAGGAGTTCTTTTAACAGTTGTGCGCGTGAAATAGCCATTTAAGTTACTCCTTAGACTGCGGTGGCAGTGTAATACTCATGGATACCAAAGTTGATCTTGACGAGCATCTCTGGAATTTGAGTAAACACAATAGTTGAACTGGAAGGGATAGTTGTTGCTGTCAATCCCAATGAAGTTGTTGCCGTGTTGATAGTGATGCTAGTTGAGCCTGCTGAGGCTGCTGTTGTCACAAAAGAACCTGTACGGATGATCTGACCATTGGAAGCAACGTAAGACACATCAGTACCAGCAACGATAGCGCTTGGCAGACCAGAACCTGTAAGGGTAATAGTTGTGCTTGAAGAGCTACCTGTAGCAGAGACAGAAGAGGCTGTATCAGGCACGACACCAACAACGCGCATTGGGAAGGTGCTTGTAGTCAATGTAGCTGAATACAACAATGCGTTTGAGGAGTTACCTGTCGCAGTGCTACCAGCAGTGTTAATCATTTGGTAGTTCTGACCGATCATGGCGTAGCTGCCAGATGCGACTGTTGTACCAGATGAGCAAACAACTGCTTTGAACACAGTGTCAGGATCGTCACAAACAATAGCGACAGCGTCACCAGCCAGCGTACCGCCGGGCCAGTATTGAGCAAATTGCTTTTGCTTGGTCAATGGGTTTGTGTAAGAACAACCCAAAAAGACACCAACCATTCCGGATGCGCCGCCGCCGGTGGAAACAGCCAAACGTTGAGCAAAGCCTTGAGCCACTTTGACGAAATCGCCATAGTAAATGGTTGTTGCTTCACCATACTGAATAGGTACTTCTCGGGTAGAACCCGCAAATACCTGACCTCCGATCAGATTGACCGGTTTTAGGCCGTAGGGGGCCGAGACCGTGGGATAAGCCATTTAAAGCTCCTTTATTTTGAACCAGAACCAAATCCGCTTCCTCTGCTGACTGTCGATTGTCTTTCGGCAAACAGCGGCATACGCGGGTCATTTTGTCGCATGAAGTTATTGTCCACAGATTGAATCTGGGCTTTATTCTGCTCTTCAAAGTACTCCTTGATGGAAGCGAGTCTATCGGTTGGCATCTTGCAAAGCATGAGTCCACCAATTTCCACGTTGCCATTAGCAGCACCTTCAAGCATAAGCTCAGGGTGATCTGTTGCCTTAACCGGTTCCCAGCCATCGCGCATCTTGCGAGATACGTTGGTCGGGTCTGAAGCACCGAGAATGTGTGTCGCTATCCAGCGATACGACCATCCGGGTTCAGGTGTTGGATCGGGCAGAGTGCTCGATGGTTTATAGACATAACGAGCAGTTTTTTCGCGTGACACTACATCACGAGGGGTACGGTTTTCAGCCATTTGAATTCTCCAATTTTAAAACTTCAGCAACATATTTCTTAGGGTCAAGGTTGTACTTTTTAATTAACGCCGCTTGAGTCGGAGTTAACTGTATCTTCCTTGTTCCAGTCGAACGAGTTGCCGGAGCAACTACTGCTGCCGGTTTTCTACTGGATGTATCAACCGACTTTGACCTACCTTCGTTTCCACCGAAAACTTCGGGGAACGTTGACTTCACGCGAGCATCTATTTGCTCGAAATAATCATCACTGCGAGGATCGACCCCGTTGTTGACTAGTTTTTGATGCAGCCCTAGTGCAAAGCTGGTAACTTCTTCGAACCCGTCTGTGCCAAACCACTGGTTTTTTGCTTGCCAGCGCAAGGTCTTTTCGTCAGCACGCACCGGTTCGGGTGCTTGTTGTCGCTGTTGTACCTCAAAATTTTCGTTTTGTAAAGCAGGTGGACGGAAATTTTGTGCATTTTGCAACTTTAATTTAGCTTCAAATAGACTTTCCTGTGCGGCAAGGATGGCATCAGTGTCAAAAGACTCCTGTGCCGCCTTGTATTCCCGCCGAGCTTTGTCCAATTCCGCTTCGGCAGCAGTTTTGGCCATTGCGCCATACTGTTCTGTGCCGTTGTTGACGTACTGTTTAAGCCTTTTGTTTTCTTCCGCCATGTGTTGGGCAACACGTTCAAGCTCTTGTTTCTCACGCAGGAGAGCTTCTTTGGCACGACGTTCGTCGTGACGTGCGTGTGTCAGTTCTTTGAGTCGTTCTTGAACTTTTTTGCCGTACGAATCAATTTCTTCGTCTGTCGGGTCTTCTACTTCTTTATCAAGCGTGGGACGAAACCGGTCGTTTGGGGGAGTGTCGTCAACGATTTCAATTTCAACATCTTGCTCTTCGTTTTGAGCAACTTGATTTTTCTTTTCGTCTTCGATTTCGTCTGGGAATTTGTATGCTTCTGGCATGTCGTCTCCTGTTAAGCGCGGGTTAAGCCACGGGGATCATCCACAACAGCATCCACTTGGTCATCATTGATGAGGCGGAACTCTTTGCCGTAAATCTTGAATCGCGTACCAGAATAGGTACGTACAAGTACGAAGTCACCTTCCTTGCACCACGCACCTGCGGGGAACTTGGTGGAGTCTTTATACGCGTCGGGGCCGACTTTCAATACGAACAACACCGTGGTGGCGTGCTCTTCTTGACGCATGGTGGCTGTGTCGCGCACAAGGTCTAGCTCCGTACCAGCAATCTTTTCAGACACTGGGGGAACTGCGCACAATATTTTCCATCCCGTAGGAGTAGGAAGCAGTGTGGCTTTTTCATCGTCAGTTGCGTCTTTGGGAGGCGCGTCTAGTTGTATAACTGCGTCAGGCAGGGCGTACTGCCCCGGTTCAAGAAGTATTTCACTCATTGGATTTTTCCACTTTCTCAGCAAGGTCAAGGAGATGGCGCTCTGCGATGGCTAGACCCTGAATAGTCCCGCAAAGTTTTTGATACTCTTCAAAAGTGCGACATGCCCCACCAGCGCAGTCGTCTGCATAGTTGTTCATGTCGATGCGTATTTTTTCGCGCAATACGCGTGCGAAGTCTTGGATCATTTAGTTGGTTTCTCCCTTTGTTGGTCGTTCTTGTGTTGCACAGCTTGTTTAATCAAGTCCATGCCCATTTGCTGACGCTGGCGCTTGAGCGAACCAGCTTCAGACATTGCACTGTTTTGTTCCGCGTGCTTTTGCGACTTAAGTTGGCCAGCTTTGGCCATTGCATCAACTTGAAGTTTCTTGTTCTCTAAGCTGAGCTTGCCTTCGATTTCTTGTTTCTTAAGCGCCAGCTCTTGCATTCTGATTTGCAAGTCTTGCTGTTGCATTTGAAGCACAGGGTCTTGAGCTTGTTGTTGAGCTTGTTGTTGAGCCGCTTGCTGTTGGTTTTGCTGAAGCACTTGCTGAGCAGCTTGCGCCATCATTGCGGACAACTGAATTTCTATCTCTGGCGGCAACTTCTCATCTTCGGGCGGCAGTGGCATACCCATCTGCTGTTCAATCTTCTGGCGATAGGCAAAGCCTACGTGCTCTGCAACGTGAGCCATCATCGCCGCTTGAATCTGCGGAGCTTTAGGGTTCTGGCCAACCAACTGCATGACTATCGGGTCTTGCATTGCCATCATGTGCACTTGTATATGTGACTGGTGATCTTGGTAGAAGAATGCTTTGAGTGGCTCCAGACGCAGTGCCGCCATGTTCTCAGACACAGGATCTTTTGGTTTCTGGTCATCTGGCAGGGGCACAAGTTTGTCGGCATCCTTGATACCCAACACCGCCAACATTTGCCTGTGAAGCTGTGGCAAGTCGTAAATATCTGGAGCCATCTGCGCCATCTGGATCACAGCTTGGTACTGCACAACGCGTTGACTCATAGTCGCTGCGTTTGGATCGCTCACAGGGATAATGTCTACGTGGTCGTAGTCTTCTTTCTTGGCCTTGCGGGTGGCATCAACCGGATCGTAGTCATAGTCAGGGTCGGTGTAGTCGCGGATGATCGCGGCCAACAGACGCAGTTCTTGTTTGAATGTGTAGTGCAGACGGGCTTGTACCGCTGACATAACTTTTAGCTGGCGCTCCAAAAGAGCCAGTGTCGTACCCACAGGGGCTTGGGCAGACATGTCTGACACCTTCATGTCAGCAGTGGCGGCAAACCTACGGCCTTCATCCACGATCTTGTCCATTAACCCAGACAAGACAAGGCTTGGTTCTTTATATGGCAGTGGCAGGATGCTGTCGCGCAACGCACCAGAGCCAATATCTACATCGCGCCATTCTCCGGGTGCAATCGGTGTGTCGTCTCCCTTGATCCGCATGCCACGGGATTTGAGTCCCCCGGGAAGGTTTGAGAGCGTACCCGCGTCGATAAGCTGGCGCATGAGGCTGGTAGCAGATTTGGCATACCCTCCAATGAGATGGAATAGGCCAAAGCCGTACGCTCCAAAACCCGGGATGTATTGATAGTGAACAAAGTGTTGTCGTTTAAGCTCAAGTGGATCGTCCTGTTCCCAGTTTCTACGGATGGCCAGAACAGCGTCCGTGCCTTTTATTAGGGTAACTACGTATGGCCTTGTGATTCCTGTCGGCTCGCCGTCGTCACCCTTGTCTTCATCGCCCTTTAGCACCAAGTCAACATGTGACTCGTACAGCGTGTATCGGTCGTCGTTCAGATCAGAGAAGCCTGTTTCTTTGTCTTTGGCTTTCTTGATGTTGTCTTGTTCTTTGGTAGGGTCAGGCAACTCAATGTCACGATAGAAACCTGCTTGTTGTAGCTTGACAATCTCGTTCTTTGTCTTGCGCATGACGTGCGTCAAACGGTAGCAGGTGTCCAGATCAGACGTGCCATACGGCAGGAGGATGTCCTCTGCCGGTACAAATATTGAAATCTGACGGCCAATGTTGGGGTCGTAGTATACCTTCTTGAACGCTGAACCTGTAGCCGGGAGGCTCCACAACATGCGCTCATGCTCAGGGCGGAACTCGCGCATGACTTCTGTCAGCTCGTAGTTCATGTCTTCTTCAACACGCCCAGCAGCTTCTTGTTTCTCAGGTGTTTCTTTACCCAGAATTTTTGTACGTACAGGCCCTTGCGCTGGGAATGTCTCGGTGATTGTCTCTGACTGGAAGCGCACCACAGCCTCGGTAATCATAGGGTGGAACACGCCCGACGCACCGTTCCACGGTTCAGTGCGCTCCTCATACTGGAGGCCAAGGAGTTTGAGTCCTTCCGTGTACGCCTTCTCCCAGTCCTTGCGTGATTGCTTGTCTTGGTCAATATCGCCTTCTAGTTCAGATGCCATTGACATGATGTCATCTTCTTCCAGTGTCTCGGCTAAGTTCTCGTCAAAGGTGTCGTCCTTACCTTTACCAATACTGATCTCCAAGTCGCCTGCGTGGATGTTTACCGCTTCAGGATCAACAATTTCAATCTCAATGGGTTCCTCGTCCTGCGCCATTGACTCCATACCTTGTGGTTGTTGGAACAGAGCTTTGTCTATATTGGTGGCCATCATTTATCCTTAGTAATACGCCGCAGACCGGCGTTTGAAAAATCGGGGTTC